GAATTGCGCGCGACAGACGCCGGCTTCTCGGCTGCCGTGTCGAGTCCGCTGTTCAGCGATTCCCTAAGCGGCAAGGGCAAGAGTCCAGACACTAGACCTGACGGCTCACCGTTTGGTCAAGGAAGAAATATCGATCTGGCCGATTACGGTACTACTCCCGGCCAGCTTGCCGCGATGCGCGCCGATGGGTTCGATAGCGCGGTGAGCAGTCCGCCATACGAAGCAAGCATGAGTAGTGAGACGAGCGGGATCGATTGGTCAAAGGCGCATTGGGAGAATGGGGAACCAAGAGATATGAGCATTGAGCCAGGACAGAAGAATCGTCCTGGTGCTGGTACATCTATGCGCTATGGCTCATCTGATGGTCAACTCAGCTCCTCATTCGGCGACGACTTCTGGCACGCCGCCCGCGCCATCATCGAGCAGACCTATGCCGTCCTGCGTCCTGGCGCTCACGCGGTCTGGGTGGTCAAATCGTTCGTCCGCAACGGCGCGCTTGTGGACTTCCCCGGCCAGTGGCGGCAACTCTGCGAGGCGTGCGGTTTCGTTACGCTGCATGAGCATCACGCGCTGCTCGTGCGCGACGATGGGACACAGTTGGCGATGGATGGAAATCACAAGTCGCATCGCCGTGAGAAGAAGTCATTTTTCCGGCGTTTAGCAGAGTCGAAAGGTTCACCGCGCATCGACTACGAGACGGTCTATTGCATGGTCAAGGAGGCATGATGGACACTGACGAAGAACTACTCCAGGTGAGCGCAGATGCCTTCTATCGCCTCAACGGCAAGCCGTCGTCAAACTCCGATGTCCGCCTCTGGCGCTTCTGGCGCGATGTCGCCTTGCGCCTCGGCCAGCTCGAATACCGGCGCGCGATGTCGGCGCGGCGGGTGGCGCAATATGCACGTTATATCGCTCATCATGCAGAAGGGCGTGAGGAAGCTTTGAGAAATGAGATTGCGCGATATCGGGCGCAGATCGAGGCGCTCAAAGCAAGGTAGGCTACCAGCGCGCCCACGTAGCGGGCTGCAAATCAAGGCCGAGGACGGATCGCTCCTGATCAATTGACAACCGAACGTGAGAGAAACGACGAGGCATAGCAAGCCGGCCAGTGCGGCGTGGCGCGTAGGCCGGTTTGCGTTTCTCCAACTCGGACGCGGTTGACATTTGCGCCGATTCGGGTGTACACTTCTATGCGTTCATGCGCTGTGCGCCACAGGGCGGTGGCGCAGTCCTCCACTTGAGGGGATGCTTCCCCACAGCATCCCCTCCACTCAAAAGGAGCTATCATGTCCACTCTTTTTAAGTTCATTGTAGCAGTTGTGATTGGCGCTGCCGTATCCGGCCTTGTCGTTTTCACGGCAGTTTTGCTAAGTTCGCCCTTGCTCGGCCAGTTGGGAGCGATGACGCCTGCGGCGCTGGCCGGGATCGCGGGCGTTGTATTCTCCTGGTCGCTTGATCGGATCGGGCCACTGCGCGATTGGTTCAATAATTTGACCGGCGACGGAAAGCGCAATGTCGTTCACGGTGGCATAGTCGGATCGGCGTTGGCGCTCTTTGGGTTGTCGTGTGCGAATGCACTCGGCGTGGAGGTCGGGATCGAGTGCTCAACATCCGGCGCTATTTCACTTGCTTACATGGCCTACTTCGCCTTGGTCGGCTCACAGGCGAACTACGTCATCAATGTTGAGCCAAGGAAACGAGGCGCACATTGATGAGTCTGCGCGTGAAGTGGGGCGACGTGCTCGATGAGTTCACACGGAGCGCATGATGCCCGCTCGCGGTAAGCTGCTCGGCAGATTTGAAGCGTGGACAGAAGGCGACGGCACGATTCGCTTTGTGCCTCTCGCGCCGACCGTCTCAGCACTCGCCCTCAGCCTGGTGTGGCCGTGCGACTACCGACCTGCGCAAATCAAATACCCGTATGGCGAGAAGCGCAGAGACTTCGACCATGAGGGCGTTGACATCGTGGCGCCGATGGGTTCCATCGTCCGCGCGCCCGTGATTGGCGAAGTGTTCCAGGCGGGCGAGTGGGGGCCATATGGAAAGCGCGTGGCGATACGTTTCCTGGTCAATGATAAGCAGTATGAAATCTACCTGGCCCATCTCTCGCGGATCGACGCGCGGATGGGCCAGATTGTCGCAGCCAGTGAGCAGGTCGGGTTGAGCGGCAATAGCGGCAATTCGACCGGGCCGCATCTGCATCTCACGCTGCGCGATCCGAGTAACCCGCTCGTGTTGCGCGGAGTCAAGGCGACGTTCAACGGCTGCATCGATCCGCAGCCATATCTTATTATGCCATGACCATGACCTTAAGAGTTAAGACCGAGCCATCTGTAAAACGAAAGTTGAAACCGCGCGGCAAGCCATTCGCGGGCAGAAATGATCCTCGCGTCAATCTCAATGGCGCACCGAAGCGCGGCGAGTCCTGGCGCGAGATATGGGACAAGATCGGCAACCTTACACCGAAGGAAGCAGCGGAACATAGCAAGGTCATCGCCGCGCAGATCGCCAGCATCGGCGACAAGATGACGTTAAAAGAGGCGGTTGCACTTCGTGTCTATACGTCGCTCTTGTTCGAGCCATCATCCGGCTTGCTCAATGCAGTGATGGAGCGCACGGATGGTAAAGTCATGCAGCCGATCGGCGTGTCTTGGCTGGATCGGGCGCGCTCAATCGGCCTGAGCGCAGAGGAAGCACAATCACTCTATGCAGACTTGGTTACCGCAGCAAGAGAACGACTTGCTCGAATCCATGCTAACGGCAGCTTGGGAGCAGGCGCTATCGGAGAAGATAGCGAATAAGACAACATTCGCCGATTGGCTGCTGCATGTCTCTCCTGAGTTGCATTGGGATTGGCCGTACATTCGATACGCGCGCGAGCACCTCGACCAGATCACGTCGGGCGAGATTCACAAGCTGATGATTTTCATGCCGCCGCAGCACGGCAAGTCGGCATTGGCGACGATTCGTTACCCGGTCTATCGACTCGAACGCGATCCATCGTTGCGCGTTATCGTTGGTGCTTACAATCAATTTCTATCTGAGAAATTCTCACGCCAAGCGCGACGATTGGCATCATATCGAATGCAACTTAGCCCGGAGCGCACGGCAGCGTATGATTGGGAAACACAGCAGGATGGCGGGATGCGCGCGGCGGGTGTGGGAAGTGGTGTAACCGGCATCGGCGGCGACCTGATTATCATCGACGATCCGGTGAAGTCGCGTGAGGAAGCTGAGAGCCAGGCATACCGCGATCGCGTATGGGATTGGTACTCGAATGATTTGTACACGCGGCAAGGGCCTGACTGTGCATTTATTCTCATCATGACGCGATGGCATAAGGATGATCTGGCCGGCCGGATTCTGGACAGCGACGATGGGCCGAATTGGACAGTAATCAGTCTGCCCGCCGAGGCCGAGCCAGGAGACCCATTGGGGCGCGCAATAGGTGAGGCGCTTTGCCCAACCCGTTTCGACGTGCCCGCTTTGGCTGACTTCCGGCGCACTTTGGGCCGTGACTATCATGCACTCTATCAACAGCAGCCGCGTGCGCGTGAAGGCGGCATGTTCAAAGAGATATGGTTACCGCTGGTTGATGCAGTTCCGGCGCGTGCGCAACGTGTGCGCTGGTGGGATAAGGGCGCAACAGCGGGCGGTGGCGATCCGACTGCCGGCGTGCTTGTTGCGTATGCAGGCGGCATCACATATATCGAGGATGTGGTGCGCGGCCAATGGGCCGCCGGCGAACGGGATGCCATCATTCGACATGCGGCAGAGAAAGATGCTGAGACATTCGGGCCGGTCACGTATTGGGGCGAACAGGAACCGGGCGCAAGCGGCAAAGATGCCGCCGCCGCTTTCGTCAAGCTCCTAGCCGGCTTCTCGGTCTACACCGAGCCGACGACAGGCAGCAAAGAGACGGCATGTGATCCGTTGGCATCACAGGCTGAGGCGGGGAACGTGCGCGTGAAGCGCGCCGCCTGGTCATCGGCTTTCATCTCTGAAGCATGTGATTTCCCATCGGGCAAGCACGATGACCAGATCGAATCGGCGGCACGAGCGTTTAACAAGCTCGCGCGCTATCCGGCGCCGGCATCAGGCACGAACACCGAGGCTCGCCAGATTCATGCGCCCAAGCCGCGCAGTGGATGGCAAAGAGGATAGAGAAATGCTTATAAACTCTAATCCAACAATCCTTTACAGACAGACTTGTCAATTGACATTTGTTGCCGATGGATCGAAGGAGGTAGGTACTCTCGATTGGTCTACTGGTTTCCTGCGGTTCGAGGGATTTGCTGAGGAATCAGCGCGCATATTTTTTGAGAATGTCCTGAAAGCCCAGATCGATCAATATATCAATTATCGAATGTCTGAAGCGCGGACAAAAGTAGAAGTGAGAAATGACACCGCAACGTAAACCCTCGACCGTCACCCGCGCCTATCTCAATCGCACCGTCACCTCATTGTCAATGTCGTCTGAAGGTTTGGAGATTTCTCGCATCCCAAGAGCGATAATCGTTGATGCTATAACTGGTTTGCCCTTTGATTTCGCGGAATTCATTCGAGACAAAATCACTATGGCATATTGGAATAGCATCGACGAACAATGGGGCAGAGAGGCAATCGGGCTATGAGCACGTCGAACGCCGTCGTATCCCGTTCGCATTTCAATCGCACCGTCAAAGCCCTACGCCGCGAGATGGATGCCATGCGCATTGATGCAGAGAAGCGCGTCAAGGCTGCGTACTGGTCAGGCATGAACGATGGCGAGGACGAGCCGCCGGCGACGGCGGGCAGCCTCACCTACCAGCGCAGAGGCTATCGCAGCCGGATCACGATCCGTGACGAGACGGCAACGAGCCAGGAAGCCGCGATTGAGCGCAGCTATCGGCAGTACGCGACGAACCCACTTGCATATGCCATAGCGAACACGCGTACTGATTACGTGTGGGGTGATGGCCCGGTCATCACCGCAGAGAACGAGGACGTGCAGACTATCCTCGATGCACATTGGTACGACGATACGAACGACTGGGAGGGCAAAGGCGCGCAGCGTGTGCGCGACCTGGGCCTGTATGGCGAGTTGTTCATCGAGGCATTCGTGCGTTGGGATGGCGTTATCGGTGATGGTGCAGTCAAGCTCGGCGCAATCGATCCGGCCGAGATTGACCAGATCGTGACGGATGCCGATAACCGTGAGGAGATTGTAGCGGTTCGATTGAAGGCGGTGACGAATGAACCGCAGCAGCGCGGGCGTTTGCTCAAGGTCATCTGCATTGACCCCGAGACGGGTCGCTTGCATGGCGTGAAATCGATGGCCTTCGCAGTCAATCGCGGTCACGAAGCAGGCGACGTGATTATGCGTTCGCATCGGCGCTGGCGTGTGACTGAGGCCAATCAGCAGACAGACAGATTCAGTTCAGGATGGGAGAATGTTCGCGCGACCGAAACCTGCTACGGTCGCGCCTGGCGCGTGAGTGAAGCGCACGGCGGCATGATGTATCAGGATCACATCGGCGCTGAAGTCGAAGGCGTGCCATACGACGGACAATGCTTCATTGTGCAGGTGAATAAGACGAGCATCGGCATGAGAGGTCGGCCTGATGGATTGGCACTGATTGACTGGCTAGATCGCACTGACCAACTTTTCTTCGACATTCTCGAACATTCTGCACTTCTGAAAGATGTTGTTTGGGATTTGCAAGTCAACAGTTCTGATGTCAAAGAAATTGATAAACAGGTAAAAGAATTTCGTTTGTCCAGTGGCCAGGCAGGGCGTGTATTTGGGCATAATGAATCCGTCATTCTGACCGAGCGCAACCCCGATTTGAAAGCCGCCGATTGGCAATCACTGTACGATACAATCCTGAACTTCCTCGCTGGTGGCGCGCGCCTTCCGGTCTATATGCTCGGCAGTGGTGGCGATGCGAATCTCGCCACGGCAACCGCGCAAGGATCGCCGACTTACCGCGGATTCGAGACACGGCAAGGCGTAATACGCAGGATGCTCATTCGCATTCTGCAATATCAGATCGATTGTGCAGTCGAGGCGAAGCGTATCCCGGAATATGTCGAAGCGATAGACGAGAACGGCGAACCCAAGCTCGATAAGCTCGGACTGCCGATTCGTATTCTGGCCCGCGATTGTTTCGACGTACAGATGCCGGAGATTTCTCCGAGAGACACGGCGGCGGCGGCGACTGTATTCTCAGCAGTGGCGACGGCTATTACGACGCTATATTCGATGAAACTGCTACCGCTTCAGACGGCAGTCGAACTTGAGGCGCGCGCAGCTGAACTGCTCGGCGTCGAGATCGACATCGATAAAGTCGTCGAGGCGTTGCAAGCTGCGCCGGATACGTCGGGATTGGCGGATGCGTTGGATAAAGTTGGTGGCATGGGCGCGTTAAGCGGCAACGGACAGAAACCCGGTGCCGATCTATCCGCATTGCTGGCAATGATGAATCAGGGCGCACGACAAGAGCCGAAACAGGATGGGGAGATTTAGATTTGCTTGATCTCGATATGTTCATCCGATGGGGGCAGGCTATGCAACGCGGCGAGTACATCGGCCTATATCCTCTGCCGTTCGCCTGGATATGGTCGGCGCTGTCTGCGCTGCCTTATCCCGTCCTTGTGTTCGGTGTGCTCCTGATCTCGCTCGTTCTCCTGGTCGTTCTATTTCGTCGGCGCGCGCTGTTCTGGATGTGGTACGCGCCGTTCATTGTGACGATCGGCTTCGGCCAACTCACAATGATATGGCTGGCGCTGTTGCGTCTCAACCGCTGTGGGATTGACGAATGGCGGATGAACCGAAACACGGAAGCAAAACAGACTACATCAAGACGTTGGACGATCTCGCGCGGCAAACTAACCGCTTAGAGGATGAGGCAGTGCGGCGCGCGATCCGGCTGCTGCAAGACGCTCTGCGCGAGATTAACCAGCGCGTCTTGACGGCTGAGGGTTGGCGCTTGTCAAATCTGGAGAACTTACAGCGCCAGGTCAATGACATCGTGGAGCGGTTTCGATGGCAGTATACCGATGCGTTCTCGGAGATCCAAACATCGGCCTATCGCCTCGGCACGCAGTCAGTCGATGAACCCTTGCGGGTGTCGGGGCTGCGCTTGGACCCAGCACGCTTAAATCCGCTTGTAATCGCCACGCTCCAGGGATTCAGCGCCGATCTCATTACGAAAATTAGCGAGGATGTACGCGTGACGATTAACGGCACACTCACGCAATCCATGCTCGGTCTGATGTCACCGTTCGAGGCACAGAAGCGCATCTCGGACATCGTCGGCGCGAAGGACAAGCTCAGCGAACTCACAGGTATCTCAGCGCGCGCTGAAGCGATCTTTCGCACCGAGGTCGGGCGCGTCTACTCAATCAGCACACAAGCACGCATGATCCAGGTGGCTGAGACTGCGCCGGACATCGAGAAAGGATGGATCGCCACGGGTGATCATCGCACGCGCAGCGGCCACCTCAAAGCGCACGGGCAGCGCGTGAAGATCAGTGAATACTTCGAGGTTGCGCCGACATTGGGTGCACCGCGAGAGAAGCTCATGTATCCGCGTGATCCACGCGGCAGTCCGGCAAATACGATCAATTGCCGTTGCCGACACATCGCCTGGCGAGAGGGTTACGGCGATTTCGTGCCACGCACGACGGCGAAAGTCGAGGCCGAGATCGAGCGGCGCGCATGAGCGTAAAGCCTGTCTTCCCGCGCGACATCCCGCCACACGTGGCGCGCCTGGTCATCAGCTATGCGCGTGTAATTGCGAATATGCCACCGGAACGGGCTGAGGTTGCTGTTCGCGCGATGGAATCCGCGATAGCTAAATGGCGGCAAAAACCAACCCAAAACCAACATCTTGACAACCGGCGAGAAAAGTTGTAGGATAAGTGCACTAACCGAATAAGAAAGTCCCTTGGGGTCGAAGATTTAGATCAGAGGGCGATTGGTCGAAAGACCGGTCGCCCTTTTTATTTGCCTATGCCATACACGAACATACCCGCCGACAAAATAGCCGCGATGGATTCCTGCGTCGAGAAGGTCATGGCCGAACAAGGCTATGAGAAAGAGCGTGCCATCGCTATTTGCTATTCGTCGATCGTCGAAGGTCTCGACCTCAAGTCGGCGATGGAGAAGCACAATATCTCCATTCTGCCGCTGGCAAATAGTACAGCGCCTGTCATGGAAACATTTACCGCACAACGCGTCACCCTCTCCGACATTCATCTCGAATCCCCGCTGGACAAAACAGGCCGCTCCTGGGAAGTTGTCATTATCGGCCCCGAAACGCAAGGCGATGTACAGACCATCGAAGGCGTGCAGTACATCCGATCCAAGAACAGCCGCCTATGGTCTATCTCCGCACTTGAAGCTGCTACTTCAATGTTCGAGGGTGCGAAGGTTTACGATGACCATCTGACTGACACAGAATTTCAGGCGCGCGGAGGGATGCGACCGCCGGGCCGCGACTGGCTCGGCTCACTTGTTGGTGTGCGTTGGGATCGTGCCACGCAGAGCATGAGAGCGACATTCAAAACGGTTGACGATGCCTTCGCGCGCAAGCTCGTTCGGGCACAAGAGGGCGGCGTTCTCAAAACGATCGGTCTCAGCATCGATGTGCTGCGCGATTTCGTTCGCAAGCGTATCGGTGAATCGGTCTTTGAACTTGTAAACAAAATCACCCGCGTCATTTCTGTTGACGCAGTGGGCGATCCAGCCGCCGGCGGTCGTTTTGTGCGTGCGCTGGAATCTCTACAACACGTGCCACACGCACGGGAGGCGAACATGGACGAAATGATGCAGCAAATCGAGCAACTCATGGCCGCAGTCGAGGCGAGTATGTTGCCGGACGAGGCGAAGGCCGGCCTTAAGGCGCAGCTCGAACAGATCAAAGCCGGTTTGGGTGCTGCACCACCCGCCGAAGCGGTGACGCCTGAAGCGGTACAGCAGGCGACTGAGGCCAATGTCACGGCGGCAAAGTACGCACTGCGCACGATTGAGACTGTGGTCAAGGCCGCCAGCGCGAAGCCGGCGCCGACTGCAGCGAGCGCGCCGAATCTGGCCGATGTGGACAAGCGCCTTCAGGAAGCCGACCGCAAGATCGCCGAGGCGAATGCCACTGCCGAGCGCATCTTGCAGGCCGCGCGCGTCAGCCAGTCGCAACAGGCACTCGAAGCGGCGCTGACCGAATCGGGCTTATCGAAACCGATCCGCGAACTCATCCGCGAGCAGTTCGAGGGCCGTGCAGTCGAGGCCAACATTATCAAGGCGACCATCGAGAAGCACCGCGCGGCATTCCTGGCCGATGCCGACCTGGGCCATGTGACCGGACACGGCGGCGCGCGCCCACGGGTCAAGGTCGGCGTGAACGAAACCGATCAATTCGTCCTGGGTTTCGTGCGCCGCGTGTGGGGGCCAAATGGCCTGCGCAAGTTCGCCAAGGCGTTTGAGATGAAATGGAAAGACGGCGCGCCCATTATCGGCACCGCGCAGGAAGCCACCGCCGATCCGTCATTCGGCCTATCCGCACGCGCGGTCGAAGGCTGGAAATCGGGTGGCGGATCGATGGCGTCCATCCCGCTATACTCCGGCTTGGACGAATGGTATTGGGATTTGACCGGCGGCGGCGACCGCAATCAGGCCGACTTCTTTGGCGAAGGCCGATTTGGCGCGCGGGCGCTGGAAGCGAACCTCAACACCGGAACGCTGACGAGCATCGTCAAGAACGCGGTTAACGTCATGTTGGCCGCTGACTATGCGGTGCAAGAGCAGTGGTGGGGCGACATCGTAGAGGAACTGGACGTTGACACCTACGACAGCGCGACCCTCGTCCGGCTGTTTGGCACAACGACCCTCTCGATCGTGCCCGAAGGTGACCCTTACACCGAACTCGATTGGGAAGACGAGGAAGAGACGGCGGCCCCAGTCAAAAGGGGCAATTATATCGAAGTCACGCTCGAAACTTTCCTGCGCGACAAGATCAACAAGCTCAATACGCTGCCCGACCGCCTCAGCAAAGCCTGGCACAACACCGTCGCCGACCGCGTGGCGCAGGTATTCACCACGAACTCAGCAGCCGGCCCGGTGCTCTCAGATGGCGGCGCGTTGTTCAACGCCACAGCGGCAACCTCAGCGGGCGGACACGCGAACCTGCTCACGACGGCGTTGGTTTACGCGGCCCTCAATTCCGCCGTGGTCGCCATGAAGAAGCAGACCGATCAACCACTTGGTGCGGGACGTCGGCTCGGCAAGGAGGGGAACATGCCGACACATCTGCTTGTGCCGGTCGATCTGACCGAAGCTGCTGAGCGCATCGTCGGCGCAGACAAAATCCCTGGATCGGCCAACAACGACCCCAACCCGTACTACAACAAGATCAAGGTTCTGGAAGTGCCAGTTTGGACGGACGTGACCGATTGGGCACTCGTCGCCAAGCCGGGCGGCGTCAGCCCGATCAAACTCATCTGGCTGCGTGGCAAGCGGACGCCGGAATTGTTCGAGGCGTCTGATGAGAAGACCGGCGCGTTGCTATCGAACGATGCGATCCGCTACAAGGTTCGCCAATTCGGGTTCGAGTTCAGCAGCACCTATCGCGTCGCGCCCGTGGCAGATTGGCGCTCACTACACAAATCCAACGTGGCCGGATAGGAGCGACGATGAAGGATTTCACGCTCAGGGGTTGGACTGCAATCGGTATCAGTTTCGCAGCGGCATTTGGCGCATTGCTTTCGCTCTATCTCGCGCTGAATATCGGTGGCGCAGTATTGATTGTCTCGCCGCAGGGAGTGACCAACTTCGATACGTTGCAGGTCGGTGATGGCAGCGTATCGGAGCCGGCATTCGGATTTACCAGTGATACCGATGTCGGCTTTTACCGCGTTGGCGCAAATGATATCGGCGTGTCCGCTGGCGGATCGAAGGTCGGCGATTTCACATCGTCCGGCTGGACAGGCGGCGTATCAGTCGGTAGCAACGACCTCTCCGGGCGCAATATCACCGCGACCGGGACGGCGAATGTCGCGGGCGCAACGGCGCTAAACGGTGGCCTGACGATGGATACCAGCGCCTTCAGCGTGGCGAACACGACGGGTAACACGGTTATCTCCGGCACGCTGACGGTTACCAGCACGGGCAGTGTAGTAGGTAACCTGACCGCGAGCGCATTCGTGATTCATGCCTCGCAGAGCATCACGCCAACTGACGGCGCACCCATCACGCCGACAAACAGTCTAATCGTTCTCACGCCAGCAGCCGAAGTGACCCCGACTATCGCGGCTTGTGTGACGAACGGTACGCAACTTGTGCTCTACAATCAGGAAGCTCAAACTATTAATCTCGCGGATGCTGACAATTTCATCCTGACTGGCGCACTGGTTCTCACTCAATACGACACCGTGCCGCTTGTCTGCGTGGCGACGAAATGGGTGCAGGTCGGCCCAGTTAGCGCCAACTAAGGAGAGAAAACATGGGAGACTTGTTCACTATCTCATTCGTTGAGGGCGAGGTCGGCGTAACGCTTGGCGCGCTATTCCGCTATTTCACATTCGATTTCCCGTTTACCATCGTGGCGGTGACCGTTTCGCCATCGGCTGACGATGCCGATCTGACCGTAGACATCAATGATGACGGTTCGGCGGCTATCGCAGCCATCGCCTGCGCGACGAAGGCCACGCCCGGCACATGGAAATCGACGCACTTTGGCGGCGCACAGGCTCCGGTCGCGGTAGCAGCCGGCAGCGTGATTTCGTTCGATGCTAACAGCGCCGCAGCCGACACCCGCATCGGCATCGTGATGACGTGCCTGCTTGGGGCCAAGAATGCCTGAGCTTACGCTTGAGGCGGCGCTCGAAGGTTTGGGCGTCAAGGCGGATGAGGTACTTGCATCGGGCGTTTACGCAGATCACGTTACCGTCATCTTGATCAAAGGCAGCAAATTGAGATGGCCTCCGCTTGAGTCTGCGTCATCCGTTGCCGAAATACCCGAATTACCACCGGACGTCAGGGCATCAGATGAAGCGCGGCGTGTTGCAGCCGATCTCGGCATCGATCTGAAAGAGGTCGAACCGCACCGCGAGAGCGGGAAGATTTCACCGAAGGATGTCCGACTCGCGGCGGGGAAGCGGAAACAAGCAAAAGGCTAATCACAACAGAGACTATCGGGCGCGGCGGTGCGGTGAAGACCGCGCGCCGCGCCCGTTGTTTTAGGAGGAAGACATGGATGCTTGGCGATGGGATTTCACGACGACAGCAGCAGGCGCGGCCTCAAAGACATCGCCGAACTTCATCGGCAAGCTCTACGGCATTGCCGTCATCCTCGGCACGGCGGCGGCGATCGACGTAACCATTGCCAACGCCGAAGCGATCACGCTCTTTACAAAGACTACGCTCGCAGCGGGAATGCACCTGGTACGCAAGCAGGTTGAAGATGCGGCGGGAGTGGCGCTGGTGTACTCGGCGGGTAATGCGGTTGAGGATATGCAGCCGGTCGTCGGGCCGCTCACGCTGACCATCGCCAACGGCGGTGATGCCAAGACGGCGAGCTTGATTCTCTATCTGGTGCCTTGATGGTCATGAAGATTTTACGATGGCTTGACGATTGGATTGACCTTGTGGTGTGGTTCGTTGTGGCGGCAGCCATGATAGCTCTTATCATCAACGCGATCCAATCGATAGGATTAAGATAAATGGCGCGCCGGATTTTGCAGACCGATTTCATCGATAAGCTCGACGCAATCATGCGTAGCCACGACACGCGCCAAATCACGGCAGCGGATAAAGTGCTGGCACTCGATTCGGCCTTGTCGCGTTACAGCCAGGATAAGCCGCGCATCAGAACGGTGGACTTCGCCGGTGACAGCAGCGCGTACTACATTCTCTACGGCCAGATCGTCAACGTGGCTGACACGACGCGCGATGCAGCCATCGACATCACGAGCAGCGGAGCCGATCAGCAACTCGCCGTCAAATTCACTCTGCCGCGCCGGATGCAGATACATGCTGTCCGTGTTCTCTTGCGGCGCACGGGCAGTCCGGCGGGCACAATCGCATGTCAGATTCGCGGCGACTCAACGAGCCTACCCGGATCGAGTGCGCTGCAAACGTCCAACAGCCTCACATCGCTCACTGCCCTGCCGCTCGGATTCGAGTCGGGTAAGGTCGAGTTTCAATTTGCTGATCCGCGTCCACTCGCAGCCGGCACGTATTACGCGGCACTCGTGCCATCGAGCTATAGCTACACTGATGGCACGACCGAGATCGTGTTGGGTGTCGATCAATCCAGTGTGACCAACACGCTCTACACCTATAACGGCACGATCTGGGCTGCGTACGGCACAGCCAGCGCCGGTGTAATCGAGGTCGTTGCTAGTCTGCCGGATTGGTCGTATCGAGACAGCAACATCAAAGCCGCTGACATCCCGGCGCCGACGATTTCAGAGGATGAAGTTCCGCAGTTGCTAGAGGACGAGGATTTCGAGATTGTGCTAGTGGACGATACTGAGTATCTCTATCTGCCCAATCATCGGCCCGCATCGACTGACACGATCCGTTTGTACTATCCAGGTCGCTACGTATTCGATGGCACACCCACTGCGACCGACATCCCGTTTGGGCATTTCGAGGCCGTGTGTGCGCTCGGCGCGCATTACGTCTGCGTGTGGTTGGCGGCAAAATACGCACAGAACATCGACAGCGGGTTGTCTGCTGACATCGCCGATCGGCGCAATCAGAGCGATGTGTACGCCAGTCGCGCTACCAATTTCCTGAATGAGTACGAAGCGTTGCTCGGCATCGGCGAAGAGGCGACGGTCGCGCCTGCGATGAAATTCGGCGATATAGATCGCGGCACATATTCGCCGCGCGATTTCATCTTTCACGATAAGCGCAAACGATAGAGACGATGGCCGATCCGCTCACGCTCGAAATCGACACCTCGCAGATTGACCAATTCGTGCAGCGCTTCCCGGTCACGGGGCCGCGCATCGTCGAGCGCGAGTTGCGTATCGGACTTGATGACGCGCTCGGCTACACCGTGGCGCAAGTGGTCGATGTCACTCCGGTCAATACGGGCGTGCTGCGCGAGAGCATCTATGATGACATTCTCGGCGTGAAAGCGGACATCAGCGGTGTGAATCTGGAAGGCATCGTCTCCAGCAGTGACTATGAGCCGAAGGTGAACGCGGTCGAGTTCGGGCGCAAGCCGGGCAGGATGCCGCCGGTCGAGGCGATTGCATTGTGGGTGGCGCGCAAGGGATTAACCGAG